TCAGGCGATGGTAAGAATGCAAGTTGCGCCATCATAGATGAAGCCGCACAGATTATTGATCGTAACTCTATTGAAGTTATATTTTCAGGCATGGTTGCCCGAAAGAATCCATTAAGAATTTATATTACTACCGCATCATTTACTAAAGACACAAAGTTCTTTGAAGACTTAACTGCACTTGAAACAATGCTGAATGGTGATGCGCCTGACAATCCTCATTGGTTTGGTTTGTTATATGGACTTGATCCGCAAGATAATTGGAAAGATGAAACCACCTGGGCTAAAGCTAATCCTATGCACGGCATATCTGTTTACCAAGAAGCTATTAAAGAACGATGCGAACAAGCTAAACTTAAACCACCAGCATTAAATGAATTTCTTTGCAAAACTCTTAATGTATATGTATCCGCTAACACTGCATGGATTGATAGAGATTATTGGGATAAGTCTATAGGCGAAGATAAAGCTGATCCTGAAGAAGTGTTTATTGGATTTGACTTGGCGGCAACTCGCGACTTAAATGCAGTTTGCACTTTAAAACGATATGCTTCCGAAGATTATTATGCTGATTTCAAATTCTTTTTGCCTGAAGAAGCGTTATCCTTGATTCCAACTCATTATCGTGGTATATTTGACCAAGCCGTTCAATCTAAAATATTGCATATCACAGAAGGCAATGTTATGGATGATCGAGAGATTTCCGAATATATAAAACAACAAGCTACTTTATACAATGTTAAAGAAGTAGGCTATGACGCTTACAATGCGGCTTCTTTAGTTGCTCGACTACACGATAATAGTATCCCTGTTAAAAAAGTTGGACAAGGCATGGCGGTTTTAAATAACCCATCCAAGCATGTTGAAAAACTCATCATGCAATATGCTATTAAACACAATGGCAATCCATTTGTGGGTTGGCAATTAGGTAATTGTGAAGTTTATACCGATGTCAATGGCAATATTAAAATTCGCAAGAATGAAGCAGATAAGTCAGCCAAGGTTGATGGTATAATAGCGCTTATTATTGCGATGCACTGCTCACTAGATCATCCATTGGTTTCTACATCATTTGGATTTAGAAGCATATAAAGGAAAAACATGGCTATACTAGATATATTCAAAAGAAAACCAAATCAAAACGCGCAAGAAAGTAATACTCTTTTTGGTCAAACTGCCCTCGGTAACAACATACTCCGCAATGTTAAAGCTCAAGGAGTTCAATCTTCTAATCAATTATTATATGTAACGACATCATCCGTTAATACCGCAGGTCGAGTATTGGATATGTCCACACTATCCCGTAACTCTACTGTTATGGCTTGTGTCAATGCTAAAGCTCGTGCATTAGCTCAATTGCCCATTAAAATCATGGCTTATGGCGATGATGGTAAATTAGTAGATGCGGTAACAGATTCAAATGTTTCAACTCGCGATAAAGCTAAAGCTAAAGCAGTTTATAACTTATTAACTAATCCTAATAATTATCAATCTGCATACGAATTTTGGTATCAATGGTCAATGTGGTATGACTTATCAGGTGAAACATTTACTGCTTTATGGCGCAAAGAGCAAACAAACTCTACGCTAACACCAATGGAAATGTATCTATTGGATTCAACTTTAATAACCGCTCAAATCACTCCTACTCGTTATCCTACTTATAGATTATCGACTAGCACTTATGGTTTTAATAAAGATGAACCATTAGAATATTTCCAAGTTATTCATGCAAGTGAAATGGCTTGGCAAGGTAGTGCTGGTTTTAATAAAGGTATTTTGTGTAACGAATTAGTATCTTTAGATCAAGATATTGATCTTTATGCAAACTTTATTATGCTTAATGGAGCTAAACCTTCAGGTATGTTTGTTACAGACCAAGTAATTCCTGATGCTAAATTTAAAGAAATTGCCGCAAGACTTAAAGAAGCTTGGACATCTTTAACAGGATCAAGATCAACTGATTTATCTAAACCAGGTCAAGGCATGTTATTAGATAATGGCATGAAATATATGCCACTCAATATGCTTACACTTCAAGATGCGGATGCAAGAGCATTAAAAGAACAAACTATGAAGCGTATTTGCGGATTGTTTGGAGTGCCACCTGCTATGCTTGGAATTGCAGATCAAAAGTATAACAATACACAAACAATGCTTGATGAATTCTATAAATCAACAATGTGTCCGTTAATTACTAATATTGAACAAAAATTTAAAGCAAGTCTTCTTGCTGGTTATCCAAATCTTTGTATTCAATTCCAAACTGAAGATTTTTTAAAAGGCGCACCACTAGATCAAATGAATTACGCAGTAGCAGGTGTGAATAGTGGTATAATGACACCTAATGAAGCGCGAGAATATCTAGGCAAACAAAACTTGCAAGGCGCAGACGAATTAAAAGATACATCAAAACAAGCTAAACCTATAAGTGGCACTACACCTCAAGATACAGGTGGCGGTGGCAATACTTCTAGCGTTGGCAAAACAGGTCAGGCAGGTAAAGCCTAATGACATTAAAAGAGTTGCTCAACAAATTAACCCAACAGGCTAAAAAGCGCAAACCTAAACCTGTTGAAACTAACGGGATGAAATCAAAGGGAGTTCCAATAAATGACTAAAGATATTAAGTTTCTATTTGAATCAAAAGTAGCTCTCGGTGTCAAAGCCGATGAAGCATCAGGCAGTAGTGGCGAAATTGAAGCTACTGTAACGACTTGGGGTGCTAGAGAAGGCGCTGATGGTCGTAAATTTAATTATAAACCTGAAGGCTTTGCTCAATGGGCAGACGAATTTGCTAAATCAGGTAAACCACTTCCAATGTATTTCCAACACAATGATATGTCAATGCCTGTAGGCGAATGGCAAGAATTTTCATTTACTGATGAAGGCATGAATGCAAAAGGTCGTTTATTTACTAATACAACGGCTGGTAAAGATCTTTATACCATTATGAAAGAATCACCAGCTATGGTTGGCGGTGTTTCTGTTGGTGCTTATGCTGACGAATATTGTATGGTTGATGCAGAAGGTATGGAAGTAGGCGCTGATGAAGATGGATATTTCCAAATTACTAAAGGCGGTTTAAGAGAAGTATCAATTGTTATGCAACCTAACAATTTAGAATGCAATATCTCGAAATTAGAGTGCTTTAGAGCTGATGGTTCTTTAGACTTAAAACTAATCGAGAAAGCATTGCGTGATGCAAAACTTTCAAGAAAAGATGCGACCACCGCGTCTTCAATTTTCAAAAAGGTTATAGAAACTCGTGATGAGCCTAAAATCATTGATGAAAAAGCACCTATTCAGAGTGATGCTGATGCGGTGGTAGATGAGCAAAAAATTCTTAACGCTTTTGCGGAAAGAGAATTGCTTAAAATTTTAAATAATCGTCTTAAAGGATAAATCATGTCAGATAAAATTATCGAAAAGTTAGACGCTATTGAGCAAGCTCAAGTTGAAGCAGTTGAATCTGTTAAGACTGAAGTTGATGCTAAATTAGCGGAAGCTACAAAAGCTTTTGAAGAAAAAGCAGTAACATTTGAAGAAAAAGTTGCATCTCTTGAAGCTAAAGTTGCTTCAATCAAAGAAGCTACTCCATTAATCAAAACTTACAAAACTGTTGCTCAAGAAGTTAATCGTTCTGTTAAAGAACAATTAAAAGGCTTCTATGAAAGCGGTATGAAAGTTGAAAAAGAATTAAAAATGTTTGAAGATGCTGGTCAATATGATGCTTATATGAAAGAAGCTTCAGCAATTGGTAACCCAGCAGGTTATGGTGGCGGTGCGGGCGTGGGCGGTAGAACTGCTTATGATCCTGTATTCTTTGCATTAAGACTTGCTAACCCAATGCGTGGTGTATCTCGTTCTGTTGCAACTGATGGTGCTACTTACCAATTCAGAGCAAAAACAGGTAACACAGGCGCTTGGTGGGGTTATGGTATTAATAACAACACATCTAGCCCACATCCAAACCCAAATAGCTTGGATACAAACATTTGGCAATTAACATTGCAAGATTTGAATGTTCAATTCCCAATTAGAACTGCTGCTCTTGATGATATCGATGGTTTAGAATCAAATGTTGTAGCTGATATGTTGTTAGAATTCTCACAACAAGAAGCTCTTTCAATGATTCAAAATAACGATCAAGTTGCAGTATCAGTTGGCGATAACACAACACCTTATGGTGGTTCTGACGGCTTACGCGGTCTTAATCAATATGCTGGTGCGGCTGGCACATACGCTGGCGGTCAAACAACAACTGCGGCATTCGGCACAACAGGAACAGGCTCATCAAGCGGTTTACATTCAATCGCTACTTATGACCAATTAATTCCTAATGGTTCTGATGCGGCTGGTGCTGGCAATGGTGTAGGTTTATTCAATAATGTTCAATATAAAGACATTGTGAATTTCATCTATGCTTTACCACAACAATATTGGACACCAACTGCTAAATTTGTTATTAATCCACTAATGCTTGCGGCAATTCGCGGTTTAGTTGATGACAATGGCAGACCAATTTACATCGATGGTCTTTCACGCGATGATGGTATTGTTGGCACTTTACTTGGTTTTGATGTTGTAGTTAATAAGTATGTTTCTAACCCACTTATTCCTACTACACCAAGTCCTTCAGTAGATACAAACGCTTTCCCAATTTACTTTGGTGATTGGAATCGCGGTCATACAATCGTTGATCGTTTAAATATGGTTATGCGTAGATACGACCAAACATTGCCAGGCTATATCACATTCTATGGTGAGAAGCGTCTAGCAACATCTGTGGTCGATCCATTCAGTATCATTCGTTATAGATCAGCACAATATTTAGATTAATTCTAAATTTGTTGTTCAGGGTGGGGGAGCAATCCCCCTCTCTCTAATTTTTTAGGAAAGAAAAATGAATACATCTGAAAGAATTTTAAATGGCATAAAACAAGCACTAACTGAAGGTAAAGCTACAGTTAATCTTGTAAAAAAAGAAGCCCAACAAGATGTAAATGAAGCATCTCAACTTACAGGTAGCGGACTAGACAAAGGCGGAAGAACTTATTTTGATGATGCTTTTGCGGCACTCCGTTTAGCAAATCCGTTTAGAGGATGGGCGCGCGAGGTAACTTTTACAGGTTCAGCGGCTCAATTTGTTGCTAAAACAGGGAATGTTTTAAATCAAGTAAGCCCTAATAATCCATGGGGTTATACATTTACACCTAATGACGGCACTCCAGGAATTGCTACTTCAATTTGGCAATTACCTACAAGAAATTTATCAGCACAATTACCATTAAGAACTGCATTATTATCTGATATTAATAATATTGATGAAACAATTGTTAGCGATTTAATACTTGAATTTTCTCAAGCAGAAGCTTCAGCTATGGTTTTAAATGTCGATCAAGCTGGCTCAACAACTTATACTACAGGCGCAACTAATGGCGTTCGAGGATTGATTACATATCCTGGAAGCACAAGTGCGGCTTCATACGGATCAAGCGGAACTGCAATTACTAACGGGCTTCATACAGTAATTTATGAATTATTTAGTCCAACTGCTCCAACTTATGAAGATTTAGTTAATACTTTAAATAAACTTCCTGCACAATATTGGTATTTACCTTCAACTGCATGGATGATGCACCCAAGTCTTATTGCTAAATTAAGATTAATGACTGCAACAGGTGGTTTACCATTGCTTTTAGAAGTTGGTGATAAAGATGGCGGAGCATTGTTATATTTATTTGGCATTCCTGTCATTCCTAACTCTTATTTCCAAACTGCTGGCGCTGGTGCATTTATGGGAACTTTAGCTTGTTGGGATCAGTTTATGACTATTGCTGACAATGAAGAAATGACATTAAAACGCTACGACCAAACCAAACCTGGCTTTGTAACTTTATATGCTGAAAAGCGTGTAGTTTCTACAGTTAGAAATCCTAGTGCTGGTGTGTTTATTTACGCGAGTTAATTATGGCTGATACTTTAGGACAAATACCATTTGGTGGTGGCACTAGAAATCCGTTCAACTATGATAAGTTTGAACAAATCAATCGTGCATTAACAACAAGTTGGCTAACATTAGAGGAAATCACTAATCAATTAAATTTGTTTGGTGATGAATCACAAGATTCTTATTTAGAAGGTTTAGAATTAGCGGTTCGTATGCACATTGAGGATTATCTTGGTATGCCTATATTCCCTGTTTCATATCGTTCTTATTATGGTCTTGGTTCTTTGTATGCTAATCCTGTTTGTTTAGATTTGCCTGAAGTATCTTATAAAGATAGTTTTAATACGGGTGGCGTTGTTATTAATAGTGTTAAATATTACAACAATGCTAATCCTGTAGTTATTACAACTTTAGCTACTTCTGCTTATGTTTATGATCCAACAGGTAACAAAGTAATATTGCCAGGCGGAATGCCTAGCGATGTTAATACAGTTGTAACTTCACCTATTGTTATTGAATATACAGTTAATCCTAATTTCTTACAGGCTTATCCTGTTATCAAACAAGCGGCTTTATTGTTATTAACTCATCTTTATAACAATCGATCAGAAACAACTTTAAGCAAGTTACAAAATATACCTTACGGAGTGGATGCACTTTTAAGACCTTATAAACCATTGGTGATGTAAATGGCAATTAAACGCTACGAGAATGTGGATGTTAATGATCTAACATTTGGCACTGATGCCTATGGTCAATACACCACTACAATAACAAAGAAATTTACAACTAGACCTTTAGTGTCTGATGTGAAGAATTCACTTGCTATTACGGAAAGATATCGTGTATATCAAGACCTTATCCAATTCACAATGAATTACACGCCTTGGATGAAGGATGTTGTGGACAATCAAAATCTTTACTCTATTACTTGGCGCGCTAAAGATTGGCGTATTACAGACTGTTTAGAATCTAATGACAGAATGAATGTAACTTTGATGTGCTATCGTTCTGATCCTGAAACGAAGGTTTAAAATGGCTACTCAACAGAATGTAAATGATTATGCACAGTCGATACAATGGCAGTTAAGTGATATAATATCACCTGTGCCTGTGTATGCTAATTTCAACAGAAATTTTGCTACACAACCTGACTTTGTAACTTGGCAATTAAGAAATGTCCATCAACCTGTTTATACAGGCAATGTTCAAAGTGTAAAAGGTATAGATACACCCATTTTTCAAATGAGTGTGTTTTCTACCAATATGGCAAACAGTTTTGAAACTGCAAATACTATTTTGCAAGCGCTTCATGGCTATAGTGGAATGTTTGGTGATCCTTCTTCAACAGGATTCTTTATTTCTAAAGCTGATGTAGTGTGGTTATATAATGGATACGACAATGAGATCAATCTATTTAATATATTTATGGATTGCACCTTATACATACCAACATAAGATTTTTTAATTTTTAATGTGAGGAAATAATTATGGCAGCTCCAAATAAAGTCTTACCTGGGTTTAGTGCATCACTATTTGCACAACCAGGCGCAACACCAACACCTTTAACTTTAGAAGAATTAAACACTTGGGCTGATGTTTCAGCAATTGCAATCCCTGAAAATTTAATTCCTGTAGAAGCAGTTCCAGCATTCGGTCAAGATGATGCAGTTGCATCTTTTGGTGTAGCAGGCGCTCGTCAATCTGACAAGATTCCTACTCAAGCAGCTCCTACTTCAATGACTATTACTGCGGCATGGAATCCTGCTGATACTCAATTGCAATTGATGAGAACTGATGCTTACAATGGCACAATTGACAGAACATTTGTTGTTGAAGCTACAGACGGCACAGGCTATGTTGCTTACGCTTTTGTAGGTAGAGTTGGCGAATTTAAAGTTGATGCTAACCCAACTGCTGAAGCTAAATGTATGTTTACAGTTCACCCACGCGGTAACTTATATGGTTGGACAAACTCTTAATTAAGACAAGGAAAAGAAATGACAACACAAGTTAAAACAACGGATGATCTATTAAGTTATTTGGTATCCCAAGCTGGTTCAGGTCAAAAGAATTGGTTTGGGTTT